CGAATGCGGAGATCGAAAGCGATGGACAGAATAACCGCTGCTTCATCAAGCGCCGCTCACGCGGACGCAGCGACGGGATGGTGACCATCGCGATGGCGGTAGGCGCGGCCACATCGCAAGAGCCGGTTGAGCGCGAATACCAGATGCTGATCCTCGGCTGACCTGCTTCTCGACTATTCGGACCTTCAGGAGGTCGTCATGACCATGACGCGCCGTGCCTACTCGTTTGGCGGTCGTTGATGCCGATCGCGAACACCAACGTGTACCGCCGTCGAGATGACGGGACGACCGAGATCATCACTCGGTTGGGCGACGTCTTCCTGATTGATTGGGAAGACGAGCCGATAGCAAAGCGGCATTGCTGGTCGCTCCACGAGCACGGCTACGCCCGCGCCGTGACGCGCCTCTCGTCTGGCAAGCTGAAGACCGTCTACCTTCACCGGCTGATCTGCGAGACCTCCCCTGATCGCCCCCACGTTGATCATATCAGTGGCGATCAGTCGGATTGCCGCCGCCGAAATCTGCGGCCCTGCACGAGGCATGAAAACCTTCGAAATCAGCGTCGACGCGCTGACAACGCGACCGGCTTCAAGGGCGTTGGTTTTCATAAGCAGACAGGCAAGTTTCGAGCTCGGGCCCGTGCGGGAGCGTCGATCTTAGGCGGCGGACTTTTCGACACTCCGCAAGAAGCCGCGGCAGTCGCGATGCAACGCCGCACGCAATTACACGGGGAGTTCGCCCGCCATGAATAGAGCCTATTCGCTGATCGAGGTTAAGACTCTCGATGACGACAAGCGGATCCTGACCGGAATTGCCACGACGCCGTCCGTTGATCGCGTTGGCGACATCGTCGAGCCGAAAGGCGCGGAGTTCAAACTGCCGATTCCGTTCCTGTTTCAGCACGACAGCGCGGCGCCCGTGGGAAGCGTCACCAAGGCCAAGGTGACGAGTGCCGGCATCGAAGTCGAAATCAAGATTGCTGCGACCGACACGCCGGGGCTGGTCAAGGACCGGCTTGACGCGGCGTGGCAGGACATAAAGCTAGGCTTGGTACGCGGGTTGTCGATCGGCTTTCAAGGCATCGAGACCGCGAAGATCGACGGCACCTACGGCGTCCGATTTCTCAAATGGCTGTGGCTCGAATTGTCGGCGGTGACGATTGCCGCAAACGGCGAAGCCTCGATCACGGCCATCAAGTCTATCGACCGCGAACTGCTCGCCGTGTCCGGCAAGAAGCAGTCCGCGACGAAAACCCCGTCCCGTGTCCGGGAACATCGCTCGTCCCAACACAAAGGAACCGGGACCATGAATACCTTTACCGAAAAGATCGTCGCCCTCGAGGAGGAAATCTCCCCGAAGCGCGACCGCATGGACGCCATCATGAAGACGGCGTTCGACGACGGTGACCGAAAGCTCGAACAGTCCGAGGCCGATGAATTCGACACACTCGAATCCGAGGTCAAGGATCTGGAGTCCGACCTGCGGCGCTACAAGTCGCTCGACCGCGCACAGCAGACGGCGGCGCCGGTTGAAACTGCTAAGAGTATCGAGGCAGGCGCCGCCATTCGCAACGGCTCCCGTTTGCCGGCAGACGCAAAGAAGGAGGAGCCGGGGATCGGCTTCGCCCGCATGGCGATGTGTCTCGCGACCGCCAAAGGCGATCCGTGGCGCGCCATCGACGTGGCCAAGCACTTCTACCCCGGCCTGAATGCCCTTCAGGCCAATCTGAAGGCGGCCGTGTCCGGCCACACCACGTCGGCGACCGACCTCGGCTCCGCCCTGGTCAACGTCGAAAACTACATGGGAGACTTCGTCGAGTTTCTCACGCCGCGTACTATCGTCGGTCGCTTCGGCGCGAACGGAATCCCCGCACTTCGCAGGGTTCCGTTCAACATCAAAGTGCCGGTGCAGACAGGCCGCGGCGAGGGTTACTGGACGGGTGAGTCCCGCGGCAAGGGAGTGACCAACTTCACGACCAGCTCGATCGCTCTTCGCTGGACGAAAGTGGCGAATATCGCGGTCGTGTCGAAGGACATGATCAAGTTCGCCAAGCCATCCGCAGAGATGTTCGTCCGCGATTCGTTGGTTGAGGCTTTGCAGTACCGGATGGACGCCGACTTCGCCAATCCGTCGGTCACCGCCATCGAGGACACTCGTCCGGCTGGCATCACCAATGGCGCAACCACGTTTGCGGCGAGCGGCATCGATGCCGATGCCGTGCGGTTCGATCTCGGTAAGCTGTTCGGTGCCTTCACGACGGCGGACATCGGCACCGGCGACAACGTGATCCTCATGCGCGAGGCACTGGCGAACAAGCTGACGATGATGCGCAATCCTCTGGGCCAGCGGGAGTTCCCCGACCTGACCCGGACCGGCGGCTTACTCGAAGGCGTTCCGGTGATCGTGTCGCAGCACGTTCCGACGGGTGTGGTCGTTCTGGTAGCGGCATCGGAAATCTACCTCGCCGACGACGGCCAGGCGACGGTTGACTTCTCGACCGAAGCCTCGCTTGAGATGGACTCGGCACCGACCAATACGCCGGCGAGCATCACGGCGTCGCCGCCGACTCCGGCCGGCGCGTCTCTGGTCTCGATGTTCCAGACCAACAACGTGGCGTTCCTCGCAGAGAGGATGATCCATTGGCGCCGCCGCCACGATGCCGGTGTTGCCTACCTGACCGCAGTCGGTTGGGGTGGTAATTCGACGTCGCCGATCGTTCCTCTCTAATCGGCTGAAACAAACGGAAACGCCCGGCTTCGGCCGGGCGTTTTCCTCAATTGAGGGATTGCACGATGGCCAAGGTACACCTGATTGCGACCGGCAAGAAATATGGCACGCGCCACATGACGGCCGGGGCGCCAATGTCGGTGAAGCCGGCGGAAGCGCGGGTTCTCAAGGCACTTGGCGTTGCCGTAGACGCACCGGACGGCGCGGCGAAAGTGAAGGCGAAGCCAAAGGTCGAGGCCAAGGCAGAGCCAAAGACCGACCTGCATCCTCTGGACCACGAGGAGGGCGGCCCAACCCGTCAGGAGACGACCGACGAAATGACCGCTCTCCGCGCAGAGTACTTCGAGAAGATCGGTCGCCGGCCTTTCCCGGGGTGGGACGCGGGCGAGCTGCGCCGGAGGATGGCGGAGGCGGCTGAGGCTACCGAATGAACGTTTCTGCCCTGCCGCGCCGCATCGCCGCCGCCGCCGGAAGGCGGCTTATGAAGGCGATCACGCCGCTCATCACCAAGGCACTTGCCCCGGTCGACGGCAGCCGTTCATGGTGGCCGGTCATCCGCGAATTCTCCGCGGGCGCGTGGCAGAGCAATATCACGGTTGACGTCAACCACGTCCTGTCCAACCATGCCGACTTCGCCTGCAAGACGCTGATCGCGTCGGATATTGCCAAGCTCCGCGTCAAGCTCGTCCAGAAGGACAGGGCAAGCGGGGTGTGGATCGAAGTCGACAACTTCAATTTCCGTGTGCTCGTCAAGCCGAACCATTTCCAGACGCGCATTCAGTTCTTTGAAAGCTGGCTGACATCGAAGCTTCAGCGCGGCAACGCTTACGTCCTGAAGGTGCGCGACAGTGTAGAGAAAGTCATCGCACTATATGTCCTCGATCCGGGACTCGTTCGTCCAATGGTCGCCGAGGACGGGTCGGTCTTCTACGAACTCCGCAAGGACAATCTGTCTGGCCTCGACGGACAAACGCTGATGGTGCCGGCATCGGAAATCATCCACGATCGGATCAACTGTCTCTTCCATCCGCTCGTCGGCGTTTCGCCGATCTTCGCGGCCGGACTAGCTGCGATGCAGGGCCTCACGATTCAGGAGGCGATGACGAACCTGTTTCAGAACGGCGCACGACCGAGCGGCGTCCTGACCGCGCCGGGTTCGATCGGCGACGACACTGCGGCGCGCCTGAAGGAGTATTTCGACACAAACTTCTCCGGCGCCAATGCCGGCAAGGTCGCGGTGGTCGGCGATGGCTTGACATATATGCCGATGACCGCAAAGGCGGTCGACGCTCAGCTTATCGAGCAACTGAAGTGGACCGCCGAAGTCGTCTGCTCGGTCTATCACGTCCCACCGTACAAGATCGGCATCGGGACGATGCCGTCCTACAACAACAACATTCAGAGCCTCAACGTCGAATACTATTCGCAGTGCCTGCAGAGGCACATAGAGGATATCGAAATCCTCCTCGACGAAGGCCTCGGGTTGAATGGCGAAGGCGGCAGAGGCGCCACTCTCGGAACCGAGTTCGATGTCGATGGCCTCCTCCGGATGGACAGTACCTCGCTGTTCGAAATGCTCGACAAGGGCAAGAGCGTCATGACGCTCGACGAGCGGCGCCGCCGAATCGATCTGCCGAAACTCTCCGTTGGAGGTGGCACCGTCTACCTGCAACAGCAGGACCATTCGGTTGAGGCGATTGCGGCGCGGGATGAGCGGCTTATCAATCCGCCGCAGGTTGATCTGACTGACGATGAATCCGCAGAGGCGGCGAAGGCATACCTCTATGCCGAGTTCAGGGAGTTGCCGCCCGTCCTCGCTCTTCCGAAGCCGAAGGTCGCCGAATGAAGCACACTGACATCGCCGCGCTGATGCGCGCGGCAGCGCCGGTATTCCGCGACTTTGTTGTGGAAGCTCTCCGGCCGGTGGTCGAACGTCTCGCCGATCTCGAAGCGCAATTGTCTGAGCGCGAGGCCGGGCTTGCCGAGACTCGCGCCGGGATCGAGAAGGAAATCGGCGACCGTGTGTCCGCGGCAATAGCCGGCATACCAAAGCCGAAAGACGGCGCGTCGATCTCAGTGGACGACGTCACCCCAATGATCCGCGCTGCCGTTGCCGATGCGATCAAGGCCGTCCCGGCGGCTAAGGATGGGATCGGCCTGGCCGGTGCCATGATCGACAGGGATGGCATTCTCATTGTCACATTGACGGATGGCTCGCAGAAGTCCCTCGGGCCCGTCGTCGGCAAGGGGATCGATCCGGCGGCGGTCTCCCTGATGGTTGATGAATCCGTTTCCGTAGCGGTGAAGGAAATCCCCGTTCCGAAGGATGGAAAGGACGTCGATGAGGCGGATCTCGATCGCCGCATTGCGGACGGGGTCGCTCACGCAGTCTCCGCGCTGACAAGGTCGCAAGAGTTCAATAGCGCTGGCCTCGCCGACGTCGAGCGCCTAGTCTCGGAGGCCGCCAAGTCCATCCCCGTTGTTTCAGTGGAAGACCTTGGGCCGGTGGTCGACAAGGCCGTCGGTGACGCAATTGCCGATCTGCCAAAACCCAAGGACGGCGACGATGGAAAGAGCGTCACCGTCGACGAGTTGCGGCCGATGGTCACCGAAATTGTCGCCCGGTCGGTTGCTGATTTGCCTGAACCGAAGCCCGGAAAGGACGCGGACGAAACGGCGATTGTCGAGTCGGTGATTGCGCGGATTCCGAAACCGCAGGACGGAAAATCGGTGACCATCGATGATGTCCGCCCGTTGATCGCCGAGGCGGTCGAGGCCATTCCCAAACCGCAGGACGGCAAGAGCATTCCCCGCGACGTAGTCGTCAGTATGGTGGCCGAAGAGGTTGCCCGAGCCGCCGTAGGAATATCTGGCGAGCCGGACCGCGCCATGCTTGAAAGGATCGTCCTGGCGGAGGTCGAAAAGCGCGTCGCGGCGCTTCCGGTGCCGAAGGACGGCGTGACCCTCGAAGAGGTCCGCCCGGCGCTGGAGGAGATGGTCGAAAAGCGCGTCGCGGCGCTTCCGATGCCGAAGGACGGCGAAAGCATCGATCCGGAAGTGGTCAAGGCGCTCGTCGTGGAGACGGTTCGGACGACGCTCGACACATGGGAGCGGCCGAAGGATGCGGACCCGGTCGAGGTCGCAAAACTTCTGATCCCGGAGGTCGAGCGCGCCGTCGCCAATCTGCCACGGCTGACGGGAACCGTGGTCGATCGCGAAGGAAACCTGATCGCGTCCTATTCGGACGGACGCAAGGACAATCTCGGTAACGTGCTCGGGCGCGACGGCTCCGGCTTCGATTCGATCGAGCCGATCGAAGACGATCTGACCTATGGCGTGCGCTTCGGACGCGGCAATGACGCCAAAGAAATGGTGTGGGCCAAGCCGACGCTCGCCGATATCGACAAGGGCATCTGGAAGCCGGGTGCCTACCGCCGCGGCGCCGGGGTGACCTGCAAGGGGTCGTTCTGGATTTGCCGAAAGGACACCGAACAGAAACCGGCTGATGGTGGTGATTGGCGCCTTGCGGTCAGGGCTGGCCGTGATGGCAAGGATGTGCGTTCGCCTCTGGCCGGGGGCTGACGGTAATGCCTCTGATCACGCTCGAGCAGGCGGATCGTCACCTGCGGCTCAGCCTCGCGACGTCCGGTAGTCCTCCCGTCTATGACGATCCGCGCGTTGCAGATGTGGCGATGAAGATTGCCCAGGCCGAGGCGATCATCCTCAACTACCTGAAGACCGACAGCGTCTACTCAGGTTCGCCGCCGGCATGGTCTGGATCTCCTCCGGCATTCAGCGAACAGGACACACTCAACATACAAGCTGCCGTGCTTCTGTCGCTGGAGGCGCTCTATGACGCCGACAAGGACCGCACGCTGGCGGACTACATGGCGACGAACACGGGCGTCATATCGTTGCTTTTGATGCGGCTGCGCGACCCGGCGCTGGCCTGACTCTCCCGGACATGAAAGGCGCATTCCATGGCTGACCTGGTCGTTTCCTTCGTGCGCAAGCGTCCCCCGGTGCAGGGCATCGGCAACGCCGCCGCCACGCTCGCCTCCTGGAAGGTCACGCGGGGCTCGCAGGTGCGAAGTTTCCGCATGCTGATCGACTCGACGTCGTCCGTGAGCGGCATCGCCGCCGGCGCGCGAGACGACGCGGTGATCCTGCGGGCGGGCGCGGCGTGCTGGGTGGCGGTCGGACCCGAAACCTTTACCGGCTCGCCGCCGGTGCTGGCGTCGCCGATCGCCGAAGCCGGGTTGGATGCGAGTCCGCCGGTCACCGTCGCCAGTCACTACATGCTCGAGAACGAGGTACTCGAACTCGCCGTCAGCGAAGGCGACAAGGTCGCCGTCATCGCCGCTGCCTGACATTTCCTCGCATGATCGAGTCGGTCGAGCCGCGCTGGGCGGGGCAGCGATGCATCGTGGCCGCGACGGGGCCGTCGCTCACGACGAGGATCGCGGACTTATGCCGCGCGGCGCACGAGCGCGGCTCGTACAAGATCGTCGTGGTCAACGACGCCTATCGGCTTCTGCCGTTCGCGGACGTGCTCTATGCCTGCGATGCGAAGTGGTGGGACGTCCACAAGGGGTGCCCGGATTTTTTCGGCGAGAAGTGGAGCAGCCACAGCGACGGTGTCAACAACAAGACGGTGGCGGCGAAAAAGCACGGCCTGAAGCTTGTTGCGGGAAAGGCGGCAGATGGGTTCTCAACCGATCCGGCGGTGATCCACTACGGAAACCTGTCCGGATTTCAGGCGATAAATTGGGCACTTCTGGCAATCGGGTTTCACGGTCATGTCGACCTGGTTGGTTTCGACATGCACGCCAGAACCGGGCGTCACTTCTTCGGCGACCATCCCAAGCCGCTCGATAATTCGTGCAAATACGATGTCTGGGTTCCGAAGTTCGAGACCGCACAAAAGATGCTGCCCAAGACGGTCGAGATCGTCAACTGCACACCCGGCAGCGCGATCGGGTGCTTTCGAATGTCGACGCTGGAGAAAGAGATTGCAGGCATTGCCACAAAGAAAGGCCCGGCTGTCAGGGCAGCGCCTCAACCAGTTTCCGAAGGAGCTGGCGGAGTTCATCGCGTTGATGCGCCGGGAGGGGGT